GGTAAAATCTTTAATGATTTTGAAGTGGAACTAAAGCGTGTTTAATTTGCGCTTTTCGTAAATTAATCTTACAATCTTAATAATATAAATAGGAGCAGATAAATGGCAATTAATATCAAAAAATACGTTGACATTACTAGCGGTGTCGGTGGTGGTGCTTCTGTTGCACAGCGTTCTCTAGGTTTGAGAATGTTTACAACAAACGCAACTTTACCCGTAGATACTTTAGTAGAATTCACAACACTCGAAGACGTTGGAACATATTTCACTACTACTTCAGAAGAATACTATAGAGCTTTACAATATTTTGGGTTTGTTAGCAAATCAATTCAAACACCTCAAAAAATTAGTTTCTTTGCGTGGGATCATGCAGGTAGCGAAACGTTAACAGACTGTTTAACCAAATCAGCTCAACTTAGCAACAACTTTGGTTCTTTTGCGTTTATTGATAGTCTAGCATTGACATTAACACAAGTCGAAGAGATCGCAACATGGAACGCGGCTCAAAATGTAATGTTTATGTTCTGTCAATCTGTAACAGCGGCAAACGCTTCGGCATGGAGCACAGCACTAATCGGTTTTGCTGGAACTGCGCTTATCTTGACTGCTGGCGCAACGCACCAATACCCAGAACTTATGCCTTCTGTTGTTTTAGCGGCTACCGATTACAATGCAGTCAATGGTACTCAAAATTATATGTTTCAACAATTTGATAGCCTAACCCCTACGGTCACGACTACGACATTGTCAAATACATACGATACAGAAAGAATTAATTACCTAGGACAAACTCAAACTGCTGGGCAATACTTAGCGTTTTTCCAACGTGGAGACCTAATGGGTGGCTCTACTGCACCGATCGCAATGAACGTGTACGCGAATGAGATGTGGTTTAAAGATGCGCTTACCTCTAAGCTTATGCAATTATTGCTTGCACTTCCTAAAGTATCAGCAAATACAAGAGGAAAAGCACAAATTATGACTGTGTTGCAAGGTGCTATTAATCTTGCTGTCAATAACGGCACTATTTCAGTCGGTAAAACTTTAACGGATACACAAATTCTTTACGTTACCAACCAAAGCGGAGATAACAACGCTTGGCAGAAAGTTCAATCTATTGGTTATTGGGTCACCGTTTCAATTCAGAGTTATACTGGCGCAAGCGGTGCGACTGAATATAAAGCGGTTTATACAATTATTTATTCAAAAGACGACTGTGTGCGCTCAATCAGCGGTTCACACGTATTAATTTAAAAGGAGCTAAAAAATGGCTAACAATGTAAGCGGATACGGTTTTATTATGAGTTTGGCGGCTTCTTATACTTTTCCTAGTGGTTTTGTGATCACGCAATTTGCGGACGATGCAGACCCAGTAACAAGCGAACCAGTCAATATCGGTGATGCGACTATGGGATTGAACGGTGATCTTATCACATGGCAAAAAGCTGAGCCTCTAAAGCTTAGCATTTCGGTTATTACTGGAAGTGATGATGATGTTAATCTTAGCATTATTGCCGACAATAACAGAGTAGGAAAAGGAAAATTTCCAGTTCAAGACGAAATCACATTGACTAAGATTTTTCCTGACGGTTCAATCGAAGTTTACTCTAACGGTATTATGGTAAGCGCACCAGTAGGTACTGGAGTTGGAAGTAGCGGACGTTTAAAAACTAAAACATACGGTTTTGTTTTTGAAAATAGATTTTAGTTAAACGCATAAAAAAAGGAAAATGATATGCAAAAAAGTGACTTAAAAACAGGAATGTTAATTAATAACAATTCTCTTTATGGATTAGGCACGGTAATTAAAGATTCTCTTTATGGTAATTGGTTTGAAAGCGCGGAAGGAGAAGACCCTTTTTTTAAAAATTATCCTATGATTAAAGAAGAAAATTACGATCTATTCTTTAAAGATTATATTCTTTATGATGGCAATGTAATGGTAAGCCTATCTCTTTTTAATGAAGACTTACAAGCATTAAATGGCGATGGTTCTTTATCACCAGAAAATAACATCGTTTCAATTCTTGTTAATAATAAGATAGGAGAGCGTTGCCTTTGGTGGTCAAGAGAAGAGGAACAAGAATAATGGCACTCCTTAAACCAAAAGAAATTACAATAATCGACCTTGACGGGGTAGAAAGATTATTTTTAATCTCTCGTTTTCCTGCAACGGACGGTATGGAAATATTAGTTAAACTGCCAATGAGCGCAATGCCAAAGATCGGAGATTTTGAAACTCTCAAAGCGGTACGAGATGACATTTTTAAATTTATCGCAGTCAAAACAGAACTAGGTGAAATTGTCTTAAGTACTAAAGCACTTATCGACAATCACACTAACGACGCTGAAACAGCAATTAAATTAATGAAAGAGATCATTGAGTACAATTTCAGTTTTTTTCAAAACGGGATAGTCTCCAGTTCCTTAACTCGATTAATGGAGAAAATCCCGTCCGTAGCACAATCAATATTGACCCGTTTATTGGAAGCATTATCGAAGCCAAACAAGCGACGCTAAACGAGTTAAGAACCATTTACACGTTAGAAGATGCTTTTTTAATGTGGGAGATTACCGCAATAACAAAATATAATGAGTATAAAGCTATTCAAAGGTCAAAAAGAAAGAATTAATTTTCTTTTTGACCTTTTTGTATTATAATAATACAAAAGTTTAAATAGGTGATTGGGTCTATCCTAGGGCTTCTAATCATCTTTTTAAAATTTTAGCCCTAGGAAGCTCAATATGAACAAAATAATACAAACAAAAATATGCACAAAATGTGGGGAAGAAAAAGAAATATCTTTTTTTCATAAAGCAAAATTAGGAAAACATGGGGTTGTCGCATGGTGCAAAGATTGCTGTAAAATATGGCAATTAGAAAATAAAGAAATGCTACAAATTGCCAATAGTGAATATAGGAAAAATAATAAAGAAATAATAGCGATTAGAGATAAAAAATATAGAAACAAAAATATAGAAAAACTATCATTAAAACAAAAAAAATATTATGAACAAAACAAAGAAAAAATATCTTTACAAAAAAAAGAATACGACAAAAACAATAAAGAAAAAATATCTCTGCGAAGAAAAGAATATTACCAACTGAATAAAGAGAAAATATCTCTTGCTCATAAAAAATATCATCAAAAAAATTATGATGCACTATACGCAAAACAAAAAGAATACAATCATACGTTTATTGGAAAAATGATAAAAAAGAATACAAGGCACAAACGTAGAGCTATAGAAAAAAAAGGAGATGTTACCACTGCACAACTAATGGAATTACAACAAAACACTAAAGTTTGCTATTGGTGTGGGTGTAATTTAAAAAATGTTAAAAAACATTTAGACCATTATATACCATTATCTAAACGTGGAAAACATACATTAAGTAATTTAGTAATGAGTTGTAGTAAGTGCAATCAGTTAAAAAGCTCAAAAGACCCTATTGAGTTTGCAAATAGTTTAGGTAAACTTCTTTAATTTGGCAATTTTTTAATATTGTTGTAAAATTAAAACAAAAAAGGTAAACCAATGGCACTTTTAGACACATTCTTCATCATGTTCGAAGCTGATACCTCAAAGCTCGATAAAGGAATGAAAGATGCGGATAAAAGCTCCAAAGATTTAACAGCTACTTTATCCGACACCGATAGCATATCAAAAGTTCTAACCGAATCATTTAATAAAATGGTAATTGAGTTAGGAGCTATCGCAGTCGCTGGGCTATCTGTTCAAAAAATCATAAGCGAATTTAACGAGGCTATCTCATTCAGCGACAAACTCGGCAAAATGAGCAACGCTATCGATGTTAACATTAAAGACATGGGTGCGTGGGGTGAAGCTGTCAAGATCAATGGCGGTAGTGCAGAAGGCTTTCAAGGAACTATTAAATCCATGACGAACGACTTTAACCAATTAGGTATGGCTGGAGTTAGTTCCACTATGCCGTTCTTTGCTCGCTTGGGGATTAATATTCAAAATTCCAATGGACACATACGAAAAGCTATTGATTTACTTCCTGAATTAGCCGATAAATTTGCAAAAATGGAAGACAAATCTATGGCAATGACTTATGGTAAAAACCTAGGACTAGATGAAGGCACAATTATGTTACTTCAAAAAGGTCGTAAAGCCGTTGAAGAGCAAATCGAAAAGATGAAGTCCTTGGACGGGATTACCAAAGAGAACGCTAAGGCTTCGGCTAGTTTTCAAAAAGCAATGGACGAAGTTAATTTTGCATTACGTGGAGCAAACTTAGAAATATCTACCTCTATACTCCCAGTTATGACTTGGTTTATGGAAAAGATAGAAAGCATTATCCAATTCTTTAGAGAAAATAAAGAATTTGCAGAAGGCTTTTTTATTGCAATAGGAACAGCCGTAGCGGTGTTTTTAGTTCCTCCATTAATAGCTGCTTCTACAGCACTATGGGCATTAATAGCACCTTTTGTTGCAGTAGGCGCGGCTGTGGTTGCGGTAGCTGTGGCGTTTGCCTTACTATATGATGATATAACCAACTTTATGGACGGAAACGATAGCTTAATAGGTCAAATATCGGAGAAATATCCTATTGTGGGGGAAACAGTAAAAGATTTAGCAAGCGCATTTACATTTCTTAAAAATGTTGTCGGCTCTGTTTTAGGGTTTTTAGTAGATGCTCTTTTTGCCCCAAGCAAAGCATTTGATAATTTTTTTAATAATATAGGCGTTTCTATTGATGGATTGAAAGATCGTTTCAAAGAATTGTTTAGGTTTTTTGACGACATGAAAGACAAAGTTGAAAACAACCCGTTAACGAAAGGTGCTAAAAGTGCATGGGCTGGTACTATGGAATTTCTAGGTGTTGATAGCGACAGAAAAGAAGATAAAAAAGAAAACTTAACAGAAGTGGCAAAAGAAGCTAAAAAAGAAATAGCCAAAGAAGCGCCAATACCTAAAGATATTTTAGGATTAGAAAGTGTTATTATGCCAGCTAAAGAACAAATAGCAAACGCAAACAGCGCACCAATTAATCAAATGAGTAGCAATGCAATCTCTAACATGCGCGGAGATACTAATTCAAATATTCAAATTGATAAAATTGAAGTGCATACACAAGCGACTGATGCAGAAGGAATGGCTTTGCATGTTGGCAATGCTTTACAAGATCATCTCCAAACAGCGGCTATGCAATTTAGTGACGGGATACAATAATGGCAGATAATTCACAAAAAATAACAATCGTTGGTATTTACAACGGTACTAAGTTATTATTTGAAAATGCAAAAATAACAAGCGCACGAGTTAGAGAAAACGCGAGAATGATGGAACACCCTATTGAAAGCGGTTCTATTATCACTGATCATAAAATATTGATGCCTATTGAGATTAGTTTTCAAGTAATCATATCAAGTTCAGATTATAGATCGGTGTATGCTTCTATTAAAAAAGCCTATGCAAACTCATCGTTTTTGATTGTTCAGACAAATAGTGGGGCTTATAAAAACATGGTTTTGCAAGCTATCCCTCACGAAGAAAATGCAAACGTTTACAATGCTCTAATAATGATGATTAATTTAAAAGAAGTGTTTATAGTTGGCTCAAGGGGTATTAGTAATCCAAAAAGTGCAACAAACGGAGACACTAAAAAAAGCGGAACACAACAAGGCAAAGAAGCCCCAAAAGGCAGCTGGATTGGCAAAAAAAAGGTATTCGGATGATACAAATAGACTTACAAGCAATTCCTAACCAAAACTTTACTATTCAATTAGAAAACAAGAATTATGATATTACTATAAAAACAATTGATGCAAACAATAAAATGTGCATTACTATTTTACGTGATAACGTAGCAATTATTTCAGGTTTTGAGCTTATAGGCAATATGCCTATTATTCCTTATCGTCATTTAGAATATGGAAATTTTATTATTGCAACGAATGACGATAACATGCCAGACTATACACAATTTAACGTATCACAGTTTCTTTATTATGTAACTGTATCGGAATTGGTGGAAGCTCGTGTTTGATGATAGACTATTAAAAGTCTCCGTAGGTTCAAAAGAATACGAGGGCTTAAAGATTGACGTAAGTGGTAGCAAGTACGACAACTCTATTGCAAATGATGCCACAGTTAAGATCACAAACTTAGATCGTGCAACGCGTGATTTTATCCTTACCGAATCAACTCCATTTAGGCAAGGAATGGTTAATCAAAAAGTGATTGTGTCAGCTGGTCGAAAGTCAACTGGCTATGCGGTTGTATTTGTTGGCGATGTATTTCGTTCAACTATTTCACAGCCTCCAGACATTGGATTAACAATTAAGTGCATGACTGGCTTTTCTAGTCAAGGCGTTATGGTTTCTAACCCGCAAGGTGAAGAAACACAAGTAAGTGCTATAGTGACAAAAGCCGCAAGTAATCTAGGGCTAAAACTTGTTAATGAATCAACTGATAAAAAAATAGCAAATTATAGCTATAACGGTTCAGCATTTAAAGAAGTTGGGGAGCTGAACAAACTAGGTGATTATAACGTGTACATTGATGATGATAAATTAGTTATAAAAGACAAAGGAAAGCCCTTAAGCGGTGCAACTCCTTTTTTAAGCCAAACTACGGGAATGATTGGAATACCTGAAATAACAGAGTTTGGTGTGCGTGTTAAATGCTTATTTGATAACAATATAAAAGTAGGTTGTGCCATTACCGTTCAAAGTATTTTAAACCCAGCAGTAAACGGAACTTACACGGTTTATCGTTTGACGTTTGACTTATCAAATCGTGATACACCTTTTTATTATACTGTTGAAGCAATGAGGAAACTATAATGACAAACTACCCAGACATTGACCCCTCGGACGTTGGAAACTTTTCGGGGATATTAAAATATATTTTTGGAAAACTTCAATCGCAAGTTGATGGAATGTTACCCGCTCGTATTGTAGCGTATGATCGTGCCAAAAATAGGGCTACCGTTCAGCCATTGATTAAGAATTTAACAACCAGCGGGTTTGTAGCAAGTAGATCACAGCTTGCAAGTATCCCAGTAATGCAGTTTGGGGGCGGTGGTTTTGTTTTTAATTTCCCTTTCAAATCTGGCGATCTTGGATGGATAAAAGCAAGCGATAGAGACATAAGTGTATTTTTACAATCATTCGAGGAAGCACAACCCAACACGTTACGCACGTATTCTTTTAGCGATGGCGTGTTTATTCCTGACGCGATGAAGGGTTGGACTATAGCTGGAGAAGATACGGACAACGCTGTCATACAAACTCTTAACGGAAATGTGCGTATTTCCATAGGCGCAAGTGGAGTAAAAATTACTTCTCCATTAATTACATTAAATGGGGACACAATAATTGACGGAACTTTAAGAGTTACTGGTGCGGTTACAGCACCAAATTATATCACGGGGTAAAAATGAAAACTTTATCAGTAAATTCAAATAACGATATTCATATTTCTAATGGCAGTATAGTAATGTCGGACGGGTTAAGAGCTTTAGCAAACACAGCTGAACAAAACGTGAAAACTTTGCTCGGTGAATTAGTTTTTGATACTACGGCTGGGGTCGATTATTTTGGCGTAGCATGGAACGGAAAGCCAAACGTAACTCAGCTTGAAAACTACATCAGAACTCAAATACTAAATACTGACGGAGTAACCAACATTCAAAGCCTTACAGTATTTGCGCAAAGTGATAATTTTTCTTATACTGCCGTTATAGAAACTATTTACGGGGAGGCTAAACTTGGCGTATGATTTTGTAACAACGACAGGCATAGTAGTAGCCGATACTTCAAACATATTATCAGAAGTCCAAGCACAATGGACTGACACATTTCCAGATTTAGACTTAACCGCCTCAGGTCCACAAGGCTTAATGATAAGTGCAGAAACATTAAGAAATAGTGACATTCAAAACTCAATGGTACAAGTAGTTAATCAATTTAACCCTAATTACTCAGGCGGTGTATTTTTAGATGCAATGTGTTCTCTATTTAATGTGCAACGTGTTCAAGCGACTTATACCATAGTAACTGCAACATTAACGGGAACTAGCGGTACTATTATTCCTAGCGGTAGCTTGGCAAGCAATACTAATGGAGACAATTTTCAACTTTTAAGCACAGTTACCATTCCGAGCGGTGGCACTATTGATGCAATCTTCCAAGCCGTAACAATCGGCTCTGTTAAATGCTTAGCTGGTACTTTAAACACTATTCAAAGCGGAATAGTTGGGTGGACTGGAATTACTAACGCAACGGATGGAACTGTAGGCATAAACGAGCAAACAGATTCAAGTTTAAGATTATACCGAAGCAATACACTAGCAAATCAAGCCGTGCAAACTACGGACGCAGTTCAATCGGCTCTATATCTTGTTGATGGTGTTAAATCGCTTACATTTAGAGAAAACTATACTCATGCAACAGCTACGATAGACGGAATAAGCTTAGTAGCGAATAGTATTTGGGCGTGTATTTACGGTGGTGCTAATGCTGACATAGCCAAGGCAATATTAGGAAATAGATCGGCTGGGTGTAACTTTAATGGAGCACAAAGCGTAGCCGTTACAGCTTCAAGCGGGCAAGTAATTAATGTTCTTTTTGATCGTCCAACAACTATTCCATTTTTAGTTCGCATCACTGTTAAGCTTTCATCAAATTCTAGTGTATCAGCTACTCAAATAGAAAACATAGTTTACAATTATGCAAACGGTTTAATAGATGGAGAAGCTGGGTTGACGGTTGGTGCAAACGTGTCACCGTTTGAATTGGGTGCTTATGTTGCTTCATCTGCTGGCGTTTATGTTAAATTAGTAGAAATTGCACCAGCTAGTACTGGAACTTATCAAAGCACCGAATACGCAATAGCGCTTAATCAGATAGCCCTTATCCAAAGCGCAACAGCCGTTCAGGTTATATTATTATGACCGTAGAAACTTTTGATTTTGAAAGCAACTTATTACAAGTTCTTTTATGGCAATATAACGAAGCTGCAAATATTCAATCTTTGCTTGAAAAAAAACAAGAGTGGACAGACCAAAATGTTACGCAATTTATTAATGATTGGTATGACAATGTCTATAATTTAAATACAACCAATGAATTTGGATTGCAAGTTTGGGCAATTATACTCGGGGTTAAATTTGATCTTGCAACGGTAACCATCACACAAGCTTTTGGCTTCGATCATAACGGAACTTTTGACACATCAACTTTTGCGCCCGAAAATGGCACGTCTCTTACCATAGAGCAACGAAGAACTATTTTAAAATTTCGTTATCTTTATTTGACTACAAACGCGACAATAGATAAAATAGATTCAGCAGTTAAAGCAATACTAGGTAATACCGCGATGGTATACGATAATTTAGACATGACCTTGACCGTAGCAATGGCAAATTATCCAGACTTTTATACTAAGTTTATTTTAGATAATTATAATGTAATCCCACGCCCCGCTGGCGTAGAATTAAAGTACGCTTTAGGATATAGCAGGTGGTTTGGCTTTGATGGGAGTCTTGGTAATAATTTCGATAATTCAAATTTTGGAGCTTAATAAATGGCAAAATATATAAAATATCAATGGGCATCTAGCGGTGATGTGGTAGCCGTGCCAGATGCCACGCAAGGCGATGGTAGTGTTTCATATCAAACTGGATATGGAGCCCCTTATTCAATAGCTTATGGAAGCACTGGTTATAAAGCGATAGAACGTACCAAATTAAATGGTGCGCTAAATGATATTACTGGAGTGTTGCAACAATACCAAGGAAATGGTTTTCCAGATTTTATTACTTCTGCACAAAATGGAGGAACGGCATATTCATATTCATTAAATGCCATGGTACGATATGACAACGGAACTAATGTATCTGTTTATAGAAGTTTAAAAAATAGTAATACTTCCTTGCCAACAGTTATAGCCGATTGGGCATTACAAAAATATGGAAGAGGAAACCCATGTGCAAGGGCTATTAGTTCAACAAATCAAACCGTTTCTCCTTCAACATGGACAAAAGTTGTTTTTTCAGGCGTTATATTTGACACAACAAGCAATTTCGCATCATCTAGATTTACAGCAACTGTTGCTGGGTATTACAATATTATTTCTTTAGTTGGGACAGCTGCGCAAGCTTCTGGAACATTAGCAATATATAAAAATGGTACTAATTACTCCCAAGGAATGACTTTTTCTACTGGGACAAGTACTACTTTGGATATTTCGGATGTTGTTCCGCTGTCTGTTGGAGATTACGTTGAAATATATATATTTACTGGAGCGACAACTGTTGCAACAGGATTTACTAGATTTTCCATTGCTCTTGTTGAGGAGATATAATGACTTTATATGAACAAATAAAACAAACTTTTCCAAATATGGACGATAACAAATTTATTGACGGAACTATTGTTTTACAAAACGATAGCGATGATAAAGGAGATTATATTAAAGAATGGAATTACGATCAACCATTACCAAAAAAAATGAAAATAGGAAAAAATAATGAATAGCCCTATAACACAAGATATGATAGTAACAGTAGGGACAAATGGGGACTATCAAAATATAAATGATGCCTTAGCTTATGTAAGTGACTTTTACCCTATTTATAAAAAAGGTGGAATAAACAGAGAAATAAAACTATTAAGCGGTTTTGTTATGGCAGAGCAAATTTTGGTAAGCGGTTTAAATTTGGGCGGAGTAAAAATAACTGCCGAATCTGAAATAACCGTTGATGCAAGTTTCCTAACAACAGAATTTCATGGATTTTATCCGCTATTTGGTGTAGACAATGGCGGTACATTACCAACAATTCACGCAACATTTAATTATGTTGGAACGTCTGCAGTAAATAATAAACACGGAATTTTGGCATTTGGGGCTGGCTCTAGCGCAAATATTTCTGGTGGGTTAAAGAATGTCCATGGAGATGCAATATTTGCATATAGAACAGCGAGTATTGATGCTTCTTTTGCAGATTTGTCTGGAGCAAAAGAATATGGGGCATATGCACTAAGAGCTGCAACTATAGATGTCGGTGGGGCTACTGTAACAAATGCAGGGGTGGCGGGAGCTTATGCAATAGGCGCTTCTTCTATAAATGCAGGGAGTGCAAATGTAAGCAACGCAGGTCAGTTCGGGCTATACGCAAGTGAAACTGGGCTTATAAATGGGGCTTCTGCTATCGCAGATTCTTGTGGATATACTGGGATATATTCTGTAAGAAATTCTTTATTATGTGCTCATGGTGCAATTATAAGAAACCAAACAGTCGGAGGTGCTTGTGTTGTATGCATAGGGGGCTCTTTTGTAGAAGCGTTTAGCCTTATAACTTATGGCTCTACTGTCCCTATTTTAAATATTCCTGCCAATACTATTTTGGCAGACGGAATTATTTCACAATGATTTCTAAAGTAAAGGTTTAAAATGGAAGTAGAAGCAATCAACACAGCCGTTCAGGCAAGCGCAAGCTTTGAGAAGTTAAGCATCGTTGGGGTTATGTTTATCATTATTGTAATTTTGTCATATGTTGTTACTGTAAGAAAAAAACAAGATGATCTCATGAATGAAGATAGAGAAAAACTTAACGATGCGCTTGAAAGAATTGCCACTTCCTCGGAAAATAACAATTTGTTAACGCGCGAAATGATTCAATTTCACAAAGAAATTATTCAACGCGATCTACATGATATTAAAAATAAACAAGATCAATGTTTACAAATTTGTAATAGAAGAGGGTAAATGAAAGAGCTTTTCTTTAGAAACGGTCAACTTAGCTCAACAAAAACACCGCATACGATAAGCTTTATTATTAGCCTTATTTTAATTTGGCAAAATTTTCATAGTGGTGTTAGCGTAGATTTAGCAATGGCATATATGGTTACATACGGTGGCTTAAGCGCAATTTCTAAATACACAGATACCCGCGCAAATGTGGACATGGAGAAATTTAAATCAACAAGAAATAGAGATCAGGAGTAACATATGGCAATATTTGAAAATAGCATGAATATTTTAATGGGTCTTGAATTTAGCAGTTCATCAAATGCTTTAGAAAAAAATGATACGGAAAACGGCTATACTTACATGGGCATTTATCAAACTGCCAATCCATCGTGGGATGGTTGGGATATTATCAATCAATTCATGGCGAATAATGATGGAGAGCCATTACGCGACATTTCAAAAAAACTTTACGCAATAAATGATCTTACAGAAAAAGTATACGATTTTTATTTTGCTATGTTTTGGAAACCATACCGATTAAGCGAAATAGAAGCCCAACACAAAGCAGACGAACTATTTGTCTTTGGGTGTAACGCTGGCATGAAGAGAGCTATTAAGTGTGCGCAAGATTTAGTGGGCGTAACAGTAGACGGCATTATAGGAAGCCAAACAATTCAAGCAATAAACGATTTTGATTATAGTTTATTCGATAAAGAGTTTGATGATAAAGAGATTGAATACTACAAATCATTGGTACAGGCTAACCCTAAAAAAAGTATATTTTTAAATGGTTGGATTAATAGAGCGGAGGCGGTTTAAGATGGGAACATTATTTAAAACTACGCTAAGCTTCTTTACTGGCAGTAGTTTATGGGGGTGGGTATGTATTTCAGCCGCTGGAGTAGCATTAGCCCTTGGATTGTACGTTGCTGATTTAAAACACGTTATATCTGCGCAAGGGGATACGATTACAAAACAATTAACCGATATAAAAGAATTAAGGCAAACGGTAGCCGATAAAAAAGCGGAAATTAATGTGCAGAATGCAACGATACAATCTCAAAAAACAGACTACGCCAATAACTTAGAAAAACAAAAAAAATCTAGCATTATAATTAAAGAAAAATATCGTTTAATAATAGAACAAATTAATAGCTTCAAAGGAGATCAGAATGTTAGCTCTTGCCAAAATGCTAATAGTTTTCTTAATAGCGTTTCTTATTAGCGGGTGTGCAGATAAACAACCATGTATAGATCAGATCGTTAATGTTCCCGTTAAGTGCATTATTCTACCTCGTGAAGCTCCTGCGCTTGAAAAGCAACAATTTCCAAAGGGACAAGAATTAGAACAAGTAAAACAACTTTACAGAAATTTCTTAAAAATGAAAGAGTTTAGCGAGTTATTGCAAGGTGATATACAAATTTGTCAATAATTGTGATATAATACAATCCTACCTCAATCTTTCACATCTTTACCCTTTTAGCCCTCTTTAATAGGAGGGCTTTTTTATTTTAACATATCCCTTAACTCTTCCTTGACAATTTCTTTAATAAGCTCTCTAAGTGCTTTGGGGTTATCGTTTTTAGGATGCTTTCCTTCTTTAACGCTAAAAGGCTTTTTGTTTTTTTGCGCTTCTTTCCCACATTCTGTACAATCCATATCAAGGGGGATTCCATGTGCACATGATGGCATAGTAGATCGAACGGCACTCCATCTTCCATCTTTTCTAGTTGCTTCCATTTTTTTATCAAAGTGTTTGTATTGGTCTGTTACATCTATCCAAAAGTTTTTATTTGTATGTGTTTCAAATCTAACAACGTCTTGTTCATTTATAATTTTTCCAATATAATTATAAAAATGATCATCATTAATAATTATTTCTCCTCCGTGCAAACTATTAAACTTAACTACCACCGTACCGCCATTTTCTTTAAACCACATAGGGTATTCAAACTTTTCCATTTTCACTCCATTTCATTAATTAAAAATTCACGACCTTTGATCGTCTTTTCTAGGTATGTAACCATCGCTTGCTCTTCGCTTGTAAACTCGTGTAGTGGCTTATTATTAATAATCCGTTGCTTATGTGCGATTGCCCCTTGTTTACACTTTTGTAGCGCTTCGTAGTAATTCATGCTTACTAACGTACGAGGGTCTATGCCGTAAAGGTATTTTGTGCTGTACTTCATGCGTTAACTTTCAAAATCTGTTAATTCTGTAAACTCTACATAAGCCGTAATAGGCTCAACTTCTTCAATCTCTTCAGCTTGTTTAACAGATAGTAAATATCGCTTCGTGTTTTTGCCTTTGCAACTAGGACACTCCGTATAGTGATCGCTAAAAATAGCTTCGCAGTCGTTACATATTTTCATAGTTCTACCTTTTTTTCTTCTTGCTCAACTTCAATCGAGCATTTTACATTTATGCTTCTAGTAAAAAATTTTATTAAATCATTATAGCATTGATCGTTAATATAAAAAGACACATAAGCGTTTGTTTTTTTAGTTTCAGCTTTAATCTCTCTAATTCCAAACGGTACATATTTTTTAAATGTCATTTATAAACTCCTTGAATTATTGTATTTTTTTGAGACTGCAAATTTGCTTTAACAATCTCTAACTTTTTAATATTTTCGTCAACATTTTTGATCTTTGCGTCAAGCTGTTTTAATTTTGCTTCTTCTCGTGGGGTCATTTATTACTGCTCCCGAAGCCACCAGTACGCTCTGTTTCGCTTTCAATGCCCATTAAGTACCCTTTATGCTCTACAAGTGTGCATTGAGCTATTTTGTCACCTTTGTTGATTGCATATGGCATATTTGTTTTAATATGAAGACCATCTCCTTTTCTATATACATCATTTGAAATTACGTCAATATGAAATTCGTTTAACGGATTATGCACAATTAACCCCAACTCATCAGGGTAATCAAGGTCGATAACACCAACTCCAATGATAAGCCCTTTAGCTCTTAAGCTACTTCGTGGGTAAAGCGATAAATAGTGTGTGCTTTTAAATGCTTTTTCACACGCGCCTAGTGGGTAGTTATCACCATTTAACATATCATCAATGTCTGATAAATCAATCTTCACCCCTAAAGGAATAATCTTTGTTTCTCCCGCCCCTATGACCACATCAGCGTTAGCGTATAGGTCAACCATTGCCGAATATTTTGTCGCTCTTGTTGGTGCAGTTGCACCTTCTAATACTTTGAACATTATTTACCTTTTAAAAATTAATATTTCCTAGCTTTTTGTTAGTACTATGTTCTAAATTGTTATCAATAACATATTTATCGTAAGCTAACGCTCCATCTATAGCATTTTTAAAATAACCAAGATGAATTCTTTTTTTATTTACCCCTATCTGAACAGTCCATAAATTACAAGCTTTTGAAAAAGAAACCCCTCTAAACCCAGATGTGTTTCTATCTGTCATTCTTGTATTTCTTGCTTGTAATGTTCTAGTAGCCCAACGACAGTTATTAGGTTTATAGCCCCCCATTGGATTAATTCTATCAATTTCAAGCCCAATTTTGTACCCATTTTTTAAAGACCATTCTATAAATTTTTTAGGATTAGTTAGCCATTCATCACACATATTTATTCCAATAGCCCCATATCTATTAAAATTTTTATGTTTTTCGTCATAACATCTTTTTTTTATGTTATACCATGCTTGATAAATTTTGTTATTTGTTAACCCATGAGTAGTTAATTTTATTTTGGTTGAACAACTTTTGCATTTTGTTGTATCCCCAGTTTTTACGCTTTGTACTCTTGTTTCAAAATCATTTTTACATATAGGGCATTTGTACAGCCCAAACCTTATAAATCTATCATTTATTTTTTTTGTACCCAAATCTTTTAATAATGTCATATTTTGCACCGCCCCATAAATATTTTTAAAGATGGTGTATTATATCTGTTTTAGTCTTAAAACGTGCTTCATAATCTTCTCTTGTCATTGTCTCTCCTTTTTAAATTTATCAAACAACTCTATGACATTAGCCCATCTTTGGAATGTACCTTTATCAACTAAATTTTGTTTATACCCAAACCAGCGAGTTAAATACACATAAATTGATCTCTCATTTTTGTATATTTTATGTTCTACGGTCAATTTACCAAACTCAAAAACAAGTTTATGATCTTCCAACCAGTAACAAATTTCTTGCAATTTACTTTTAAAATCGTTTTGCTTGTTAATAGTTGCGACATAATAATCAAGGCATTGTTTAGGGTCTAGCCCTAAGCCTCTATTTTTGTTAAGCATTAATAAAAAATTATCAGATTTGCCAAGCATTCTGGAATAATAAGAAAAACCACCAAGCTTAACCCACTTTTTCATCTTGCAAATCCTTTTTTTCTAATCTTGTCATGCTAACGTATTCAATCCAACATGATTTGCAAACGTGCGTACTTGTGTAAAATTCAGATTTATTAAACTTTTCTTTACACACGTTACACGCAATTGACAGACTTAATCTTTTCTTTTTCTTTTTTATGTAGGCATACAGTACGTTTAATTGTTTTGTGTCACTTTCGCTCATACTAATTCCACCAATGGTAAGAAATACCAATAGCCATAAATGCGCCTAAAAAGCATACCCCAAGGAGTAAACTTACTATGTCTATCTTTTGTTTTAAGCTCATTTGGTAGCCTTTAGCTCGTGCATGTATAGTTCAATGTCTTTTAGTGCTTTACTCATTGGTCGGTCTTTTATGCAAACACTACAAAACGGTTTTGGCTTTTAACTTTATCTTCTAAAGAAGCAGTTTTAAGTTTTTCGTTTTGTAGTTCAATTTTAAGCTTCATGTAGCGACTGTAAAAATCACGTACTGCGCCAACTGTTACCGTAAAAGTATCTAACGCATAAAGATCGCTTTTTGCTATTTCATCTACGCCCCATAGTTGTGTGCCGTCTAGTGTTGTTTTCATTTTGCACCTCTTCTTTTTAAAATAACAATTTGCAACCGTTGTAAGTATTTTGCTGTTAAGTAGGTCATTTTGTTTGCTCCATATTTTGTAATTTAAAATATATTAAACGACCGTCAGTTTTTATAACTTTTTTAAATGGTAAAATTTGCTTTATTGTTTTTTTTGACAATGTTGGTTTTGGTGAAGAACTACTCCACATTGATGGATTTTCTTTTGATTGTGATAATAATTGCACGCAACATCCATTATCTAAAAACAAATCTTTTTCTGTAATTTCGTAATTATGTCTTCCTATTTTTAAATTCATCTCATCTCCTCAAACATTACGCAACCGCCAAGTTCTGCGATTTGCATTTCAATATCAACGGACAAACACGTTACAATGTTGTCTTTATCCGCACCGCATAGCTGATCGCCTACGTCTTTATCGCACCCCGCATATAATTTGCACGTTAAACATTTTTCTAAAAAAGTTGGTGGCTTTGCAAACATTTCTGTAATTGCTTTGTCTGTGTCGTATTCTCTTTGTGTGTCATACATTATTTATTCTTTTTCATCTGAGAAAATAAGCCTATTAACGCTAATAAAATCAGATAAATCGTCCATATCATCTTTAACATTTGGGTCATAAAGACAATTCATCACATCAACGCTTTGGGCTGAATTGTTGAATGCTTCAATGATTTCATTTTCTAAGGAATCATTATCCATATCACTTAATACTTCTTTTAAAACTGAATGCAACTTATTCATATTTGCGGTTGCATTTTTTCTCATCCCATTAAAACTTGCTTTCATCTTTAACCCCTTTAATAAAATTTACTAAACACTCATTAAATGCTTAACACATAAACCATTTGTTGTATGTTTTAGATTGTTATCTATAACATATTTATCATATGCGTATCCTGCTTCAATTAAAGTATTAAAAGAACCTAATTTTATACTTTTTGAGTTTACCATTATTCTTGATGTAAATTTCTTTTTATTTTTATCAAAAGAAGCACCTCTATACCCACTTGTATTATTTATTCTTATTTTTCTTGTATTTTGCAATTGTGTATTTTTATTAGCCCACCTACAATTATTAGGCTCATAATTTCCGTCATTGTTTATTCTATCAATAGATAAGTTATTGTTATAACCATTAGTAATAGCCCAATTATAAAAAGACATAAAATCATTACGCCATTCGTCACAAATAGTAATTCCACGACTACCATAGTTTTTATAATTAATATTGTTTTTATTAAAACATCTAGTTTTTATATTTCCCCAAACTCTATATATATTAGTCCCAGTCATATTATGTTTACTTTTTCTATATATCATTTATTATCCTTTAACCACTGGGTAACAAGCATATTAATACATTGCGACATAGGCATATTTAACTTTTCTTTCATAAGTTTTAGCTTTGCATGAATTTCTTTTGTAATTTTAACCATCACGGTAAACTCCTTTTTTTATAACGTAAAGTTTACCGTTAGTTATATTAAAAGATTATTAAAATTGCCCTATACTAATAGGGCTTTATTTATTGCATAAATTGTTTTTTGATGTTTTCAAATTCTTCTTTAGAAATTAAAATATCTTTTCCATCTATGCTAATTTTGACTTTCTTTTTTGTTAAATCAATACCAGTACATTCAAGCAAAATTTGTTCATCAAAATTAGGTAATCCTCTGATAAATTCTTCATCTTCTGGCACGACTTCCAACCCATTATTTTTTTCTTCATTAACTTTTAAATAACCTTGTGTAGTTTTCCATTTTTTATTATTTTGTTTTTCTTCATCGGTCATGTTATTTGCTGAAATCCACTCGCATAACGGTTTTGAATATTTATCAAAAACGTTATAAATTTTGTAATACAAATCTGTATAAAAACAAATATTGCTTTCTTTATTAAATATCGTAACTTTGGGCGTAATAGTGTTACTGTACCAGTGTTCCAGTCGCCAGTGTTCCAGTCGCCAGTGTTATTTTTTTTATCTTCCATCTTCTCCACCTCGTTTTTTTGATTTAAAAGCTTCAATAAGCCCTTAAAAATATGCATACATTTCCCAATCGTTAGTATGCAAGTAACGTTTATAGTAACCGTAATTTACTGAACATTACGTTGTCCCATCCCAGACCTTAACGCAGTAGGGCGCGTATAAAAAACTCAAAGAGTAAAAGTTTTAGCTTTTATCTCTTTTCGTTCTTATGGTGTAATTATATAACAATATTTTGTTAATGTCAAGATGTTTTAGTATTTTTTATTAAAATATCTTCTAACTACATACGATCTAAAAATACTTATAACTGTAAACCATAAACCGATCAGCAAATTGTCACCAAGTGGCACGTAAATGTTAAACATTGGAAAGACTAATATTTGACTTAAAAGTGCCACAACGTAACCAATACTACGTTGCTAAGGCTTTCCATAAGTGAGTGTGTTTTAGTTTGCATTAAAATAAACTTCCTTGCACTTGTGATAGTCTTTTGTTGGCTATTTCTACATAGTCATGATCTAGCTCGCAACCTACGAAGTCAAGACCCAAACCTTTACACGCGACTGCAGTAGTTCCGCTTCCCATAAAAGGGTCAAATACAATGTCTCTCATTTTTGATGATTTCTTTGCCAAGAATTCAATCAATGGAACTGGTTTTTGCGTTGGGTGTAGTTCATTTTGAGTTCTAGTTGATTTTATAATGTTTGGGTCTCGTCCATTATTTAACTTTCTATCACCATTACTGCATAATAAAATCATTTCATATTTAGGCGCATAATCACCCTCTAAGTCACCCATGCCAGTATTGTTCTTTTCCCATATAAGAATATTTTTAACTTGCCTATACTTTTGAATTTCAGTTTTAAAAACTTCTACAAAATGGTGACTACAGAATAAATATAAGTGTGCATCATCTTTTGTAATTCTATGAAGCTCTTTTGCAAAATTAGGCAACCAATCTAAATTATTATCGTTTGCTATTACCTTATGTTCTTCAGTTCTATAATTACTTTTAAAGCTTATACCAAAAGGCGGGTCAGTAAGTACTAAATCAAAATAATTGTCAGGCATGCTCTTCATAAACTCTAAACAGTCCATACAATGTATTTTATTTAATTTATCTTTCATTTCTTCATCTGTAAACATTTCCTACCCCCTCCCCTTTAAAGCCACATTAACAAGTGACGTGACCGTTTTATCGTTTAAACTGTCGTTTGTTGATTTTTGAGCCAATCTAGCACCTTACAACTTGCATCTGTTGCACCATATCCCACAATATAGTCAAATCCTAAATACTCCACATTTTTACTAAACTCTTCTTGCACTTTTGAAACTTTACCGTCTAACTTTTTCATCTCTAAAAATAGTGTTCTGCCATGAGTTAGGATTATTAGATCGCTAGCCCCTGCCTTAACTCCTTCTGCTTTCAAACTGCTCGCCTCTCTTGCTCCTCGTGTTCCACCATTAGGAACCGCAAAGATCATATAATCAGGCTCTTTAAAGTTATCACTAAACCAGTTAATAAGTGCTACTTGCTCTTCGTGTTCAGAATGTAAGGCAGTCATGTTTTTCACACTCGTTTTTTTCATTAAGCCATTCATACTCTAAATCACATTGTAACTCATCGCAACGATATTTTTCAATAGATTTATAACCTATTTTTTCAGTGCGATACGACATATTAATACACCCTAAACAACTATGTTCTACCACTTCTTTTTTTAAAATCTTTTCTTCTATCTTCATATACTTGCCATCCTTTTTTAATCGTAGTTTTATAGGAACTTCAAACTCTTCAACATGGGGTAAAATATCTTCAATATTAGTATAATTGCACTTAATTTCTCGTAACTGTTTTCTTCCGAAATAGCTATTTAAAACAATAAACTCATTGACTAAATGCAGTCCGCAAACGTGAGATATTTTTAGACATTCATTCCCATTTTTAGACGTATAAGCCTCATATCTAACGCTTTTAACTTCCCACTCTATTAGCTCACCATCTCCAAACATATTGCCATCATATGCTTTTTCGCTGTGCGTAACTTTTCTTATCGGAAACTCTTCACCACATTCAATACAATGCGTCACACTTTTTTCATTGAGTCTATGGCACTTAAAACATTCTTTGGCTTTTATCTTTTCTTTTAAATTTTTATCTTTTTTCTTCGTTCCATTACCAATAACTACGGGTACAATATTATCAAGCGTTCCGTGTGTTAAAGTGTTACGCCCAAAGTCTATTATTAAACAGTTTTCTTTGTCTGGATATGTACGTAGCCCGCGGCCTATCATTTGAACATAAAGTGACGTTGATTGAGTAGCTCTCGCAATAACTACCATGTCGCAAATAGGAGCGTTAAATCCCGTTGTAAGTACATTTACATTTATGATACATTTAAGAGTATTTTTTTTAAAGTCTTGTAATAGTTTGGCTCTTTTGTCTTTTGGCGTTTCACCCGTTACAATCTCAACACTATTAAATCCTTTATTATTAAAACACTCTTTTATTTTCTCAGCGTGATTTATAGAACTTGCAAATACTAACCATGCTTTGCGATCTTTTCCCATTTCTAAAGTTTCATTTACAACCGCTTCGACTAATTCACTTGTTTCAACTACTCTAGCGAGTTCAATGTCGTTATACTCACCGTTTGACTTAATGCTTACGTTTGATAAGTCATATTGTTTTAATGCCCCCTTGGTTATAGGCATACACAAAAAGCCATTGTCAATAAGATATTTTAATGTAATTTCATAACTCACGCCACAAAATATCTTATTTTTACCGTAAATATTACCGCCACTCAATCGGTAAGGAGTAGCACTAAAACCGACTATTTTAGCAATCTCATTTTTTTGTAGTAATATATCAAACACTTTTTTATAACGTGTTT